AAACTGCATGAAATCCACGCGACCACCTTTTCCCGCAGTCGTAAACGCATCAACGCTTACCTCGCTCGCCCAGTACTTACCCATGCCACTGAATCTATCTCTCTTTAACAATTCTCCCAAAAATAGTGTTGTTTCCTTTCGATCCACACCTGCTTTTTTAGGTATTGCTTTTCTTTTACTCATTACTACCCTCTCAATCCTTCTCTTTCTCGCTCAACTCATGCATTGCGTTTTTCCTTTCGATTTCCTGCGCCCTGCGTGGCGGGCGCTGATTATTTGATTGCTTTCGCTCCGATGACGCAAGCCGGGGCGCAGCGATAGGCATAGATGGC